CAATGAATTAAAACGTGTAGCTAAATGGCATTTAGTGCAAATGTTAAATGATCCAGAAATTCCAGTAGAAAAACGATTAGCAGTTATAAGGCAAATACAATTGTTGCCTGATGAAGAAGGCCCAACCAAAGGTGGTGGCAGAGGTAAAGTAAAACAAAAAGTTAGGCCTGTTACTTCAGATGACATTAAACCGGGTGCAGTTGTTCCTGATAGAAGAACTCCGTTAGAATACATAGAACAAGAGGAAGAAGATAGTTTTCCTCAAGGTATAGGAATTGATATAACAAATGACGCAACAGCAATTGTTAAGGACAAGGTACAGTCCTCATGAAGGACAACTAGAAGTACATTCACTGCATGCTAAAGAAAAATGGTTAGAAGCAGCTCGAAGGTGGGGTAAGTCTCGTTGTGCATTAGGCGAACTAGAAGCAGCCTATTATGAATCTTTATCACGCCCAATTGAACACATCAATAGATATCAGTTAGTTCCGCCGGGATTCCACGCTTGGGTTGTTGCCCCTTCCTATATTCAGGGAAGACAGGCATGGAACGAATTACTACAATTACTTGACCCTAGTTGGATACGAGATACTAACCAAGCTAATATGACTATTACCCTAAACGGTGCATCCGAAGAGATATGGGGATTAATAGAAATGAAATCGGCTGATAACGCTCAAGCCCTACAAACAGTAGGACTAGATTTTTTGTGGGTATCAGAAGCACAAGACATACCTAACGCAGCCGCAGAAAAATTACGCCCTACCCTACGACAAGCAGGAAGAATGGGTAAAGCATTATATGAAGGTATTCCTTCTGTATATCCAGAACACTGGTTTAGAAGAGGATGCGAAGCAGCCAAGCGTGGTGCACATAAAAACCACAGATACTTTCATTACACTGTTTACCAAAACCCATTATTAATGCCTCAAGATGTAGAAGAGGTAGAGGGCGATAAAGAAGTTATGCCTGAGTCTGCATGGAGACGTATGTACCTAGCAGAATTTTCTTTGTCATCAGGATTCTTTTCTAACATAGAAGATTGTATAGGTGGTGATTTATTAGATGAACCACTTCCCGGTAAAAATTATGTAGCAGGATTAGACTTAGGTGTGTCTCGTGACTTTACCGTACTAACAGTTTTAGATGCAGATGAGCGTAGAGTTGTTTACCATAGATTATGGGACGGTCAGTCCTGGCCACAAGTACAACAACACATTATTGCAATTAACCAAGAATGGGGATTGCAAAGAATAATGGCAGACGCTTCAGGTATGGGTCTAGCTATGGTTCAAGAACTAGAAGCAAGTAACTTACCTGTAGAAGGAGTGTCAATTCAAAAGAATAATCGTGAGAATTTGTTAGCAACATTACAGGTAGCAATGGAGCACAAGACTATACAATTCCCTGCTATTCCTATAATGTTACGACAACTAAGGGCGTTCCAGCATGTTAGAATGTCTAGTGGAAATTTCAAAGCACAAGCACCAGTTGGGGAGCATGACGATGAAGTCTTTGCTCTAGCCTTGGGTTTATCAGCTTGCAACGAACCAGAATACTCACAATCTAGAAGACGTGGATTTGGTGGCAGATATTTAGCAACACAAGACGAAACTAATAAAGGTTATGGTATTGGCGGAATGAGCAGAGGTGAAATTATAATGAGAAACAGAAGGCTGGATCGTGTCGAAGAAAGATGGGATAAAGCAGGAGTAGAATAATGGTTTTAACCGATTTTAAAACAGGCAACCCATTAGTTCCCGGTGACATGAATTATGACGACAGTAAACCTACTGCCGAAAATGTGTTGCAAATCTTTGATACTTTTAAAAGCCACTATGAGGAATTTCATAATCAATGTGAGGAAGAAGATGAATATTATCATGGCACTCGTGCTGTTCCTATTCCTGATGATATGCCTATCGATCCTGTTAGACCAGCTACGGCTCACGCTATTGTTAACGTTGCTACTGATCACGTTGATGTCAATAACCCATCCATATTTGTCCCGGCCCCATCGCCTAGAGCAAAGAATAGATCAGAACGAATACAAAAATTCTTGCAAGGTGTATGGATGCATATACCTGAGCACACTAAAAGAACAGTAGTAAAACACTCTATACAGTATGGAGTTGGATTTATTAAAACTTGGTGGGATGGCGACAAGTGGCCTGATGCTCCTTTGCTAGATGATTACCAAGATGAAGCTGAATATAAAGAAGCTTTACAAGACCATCTTGATAAAAGAAACATTTCTTTCCCTTTTATTATTGATGCTGTTAATCCTAAGAATATGATTTGGGATGACTCAAGAGCAAATATGAAATGGGCAATTGAGTTTTACGAAACAAATGTTCACGATATACAAGCCTTGTATCCAGAATGGTCACCTCTTCACACTCACTCTGAAACAATAACATTCTTAGAATATTGGGATGATACTTGGTGCGGAAGAATGGCAGACGGCGAATGGGTATGGGGGCCATACAAACACGGATATGGGTTTAACCCTTATGTAAAAATACAACCAGCTACATCTTTAGATTATGATGTGGGTTCTCCTGAAGATAGGTATCAAGGAATACTTAAACCTGTACACAGTTTGCTTGATTCAGAAGCAAGATTAATTACTCAGTACGAAGCAATACTTAGACAATACGCTTGGAGAACAATTGACTTCTACGGCCCGGCATCTTCAGCAGAAGCAACAATGGATGAATACGAATTGTTTGCAGCTAAGAACTGGGTACGACCAAATGTAAATATACAACCATCCCCACTTGCAATGCCCCCACAGGAAATATTGCAACAACTTGGAATGGTACAGACAATGATTGAAGAAGCTACATTCCCTAACGTAGTTAGAGGTATGCGACCATCAGGTGTTTCCACTGGGTTTGCACTAAGTGTTTTAGCTGGTACAGGAAGATTAGTGTTTGGTAAGTTTGCTGATGCTATGGCTAGAGGAATGGAACATGCTAATGAACGATTCTTAAAGTTAGTAAACAATAAAGCTATGGGTAAAGTTACAGTACATGCTAGAAGTAGCGTTCAAAACTTTGACCAAGCAATTGCTCCTGACGACATAAAAGTGTTTTACGAAAACTCTGTAACACTTAAAGCAGAAGCACCAGAAGAAAGAGAACGTGAAGCATTGTTAGCATTGCGTTTGTGGAATGGCGGATCTGGATTAATAAGTTTATACGAAGCACAGAAACGTGTGGGTATTACTAATCCATTAGAAGAACAAAACCAAATGGCTGCTGAAAAATTATTAGAAATGGCTCGTGCTCAACAAGCTGAAGAAGTTGCTCAAGCTGTACAGTTAGAACAACAACGAGCACAGGCAGCAGATATGTCTGCCAATCAATTAGGTACACAGTTCTTACCGGGGCAAGCACAATTGCAACGGCCAGGTGAAGCTGGAATACAAAGACAAAGAGTTGGTGAAGGAACAGATCGAGAGGCTACATTCCCACGAGGAATGGGTGGACTTGATCTATTAGGATCACAACTAGGAACTGCTACAGGTGGTGGCAGAAATATGCCTACAGGAGATAGAGTTTAATGGCACACACAGCAGGACATAGAAGAGCTCAAATGGTAAACAGACAGAATAGACTTAAAGCTAAAGCAGGTAAAAGAAAAATATCAGAAAGAAAAAGAGTGCAAGAAAAAAATAGAATTAACAGAACAACTGCAACTAACAGAAGAATTGCAGCTAATCGAAAAAGAGCAACGACTAGAAGAAGGAGAAGGTAATGGCAAAAGAAACAGATTTATTAAAAGACCCAGTTTCCGTAGCACAACTAAGATATCGAGAACAAATTAGTGCTTTTAAAGCTCAATACTTACCTGACCCAAAAAAAGAAGTTAAGGATTTTGCTGACAAGTATGGTTATAGACTTGATGCTTTACGAGGTAAATAATGACCCCAGAAGAAAGAGCTGAAGAGTTAGCAAGAAAAATACGTGAACAATTTAAAAAAGAACAAGACAGTATATCTAATGCGTTTTTGCCCGGTATGCTTAGTATAGTAGGAAAAGATAGTGTAACTGGTCTTGCACTACAAGAACAAGCTAATCAAACCGGGGTTTTTATTGAA